AATCGGTGGCCGATGCGAAGGCGGGGCTCAACTACACCTTCCTGCACGCTGGCGCCCACAAGGTCGACGGCCATCCGCACGCGCCGCTGCCAGCATCGGTCGCCGCCGACATCCAGGCCGACATCGATCAGCTGTACACGCAGTTCATCAGCTTGGTCGCCGGATTCCGCCGCCTGACACCCGAGGCGGTTCGTGACACCGAGGCCCGCGTCTATCGCGGTGAGGCCGCGTTCCAGGCAGGGCTGGCCGATCAGATCGGCACGCGCGCCGAAGCGATCACGGCCCTGCAACGCCAGCTGGCCATGAGTGCTGGCCGCAGCCTGCGCACCAAGGCCGCTGCGCTGTCGGCAGCACCCACCACCCCTCGATCCCAACTTTCCCAGCAGGAGATCTCCATGAATGACCAAAGCACTGTCTCGCCGGTGGACAACACCCAAGAGAACACCACTCCGAACGCAGCCCCGGCCCCGGTGCAGCCACCGCAAACCCCGCCGCTCGATGAAGCGGCCATCACTGCCCAAGTGGAGCAGCGACTGCGCCGCCAGCTTGCCGAGCTGACCGAGATCGCCGCCCAGGCCAAACGCCTCGGCGTGACGGTTGATCCTGCCCAGGCCCTGGCCCGTGGCGTCACCCCGGATGCACTGCGTCAGTCGGTGCTGAAGCAGGCCGCTGAGCGCGATGTGGCGCAAGACATCGTCGCCGAGGCTCCGCAGCAACCCCAAACCAAACCCCAATCCGTCGCTGACAGCCCCCTGGTCAAAGCGGCCCAAGCCTATGGAGTCCGTAAATGAGCACACCTTTGATTTCCCCGACCACACTGGGTGACCTCATCAAGCGCGAGTCCGACCCGGACTACACCCGCGAGACCGTGACCCTGAAGGCTGGCGCCGCTTATCCCCTGGGTGCCGTGCTTGGGCGCATCACCGCTACCGGCGTCTATACGTTTTCACCGGCGGCCTCCACCACAGGGCTGGAAGGCGCTGAGATTGCCTCGGCCGTTCTGCTGCACCCGGTGGCCGCCAGCGACACCGACACCCAGGCCGTCGTGCTTGCGCGCGGCCGAGTGATCGTCGCCGACCGTGCGCTGGCCTTCGATGCATCGATCACGGATGCCGCCGCCCAATCCCTCAAACACCAGCAACTGGCTGCCCACGGCATCGTCGTGCGCGCCGCTGCTTGATCAGGAGTTCTTCCATGACCGTGATCGTCAATCCGTTCGACGCCGGCGGCTTCACGCTGGCCGAGATGTCGGCTGCCATCCAGATGCTGCCCAACCCCTATGGCCGGGTGGGCCAGCTGGGGCTGTTTGCCCCTGAGCCGATTTCGCAGCGCAACGTCACCATCGAGTCCATTGAGGGCGAATTGCGCTTGTTGCCGGCGGTAGCGGTGGGTGCCCCAGCCACCGTCGGCACCACCGACAAGCGTGAAGTGCGTTCTTTCTCGGTGCCGCACATCCCGCACAACGATGTCGTACTGCCCGAGGAAGTGACCGGCATCCGAGGCCTGGGCCTGGCGGCCAGTGAAGACCCGCTGGTCACCGTGATGACCCGCAAGCTCGCCCGCATGCGCGCCAAGCATGCGCAGACGCTGGAGTACATGCGCGTGAATGCCTTGCTCGGTGTCACCAAGGACGGCGCGGGCAATGTCCTCTACGACTGGCACACCGCCTTTGGTCTGACCAAGAAGTCGGTTGACTTCAAGTTCGCCGAAGACAAGGACCTGGTCATCCGCTGCACGCAAGTGGCTCGCCAGATCGAGGAGAACCTCAAAGGCGAAATGATGACCAGCATCCACGCCCTGGTCAGTCCCGAGTTCTTCGACAAGCTCGTCACCCACACCTCGGTCGAGAAGGCCTACACCTTCGCCCAGGGCACGGCCGGTACCAACCCCTTGAAGGACGATGTGCGCCGGGGCTTTCGCTTTGGCTCGATTTTGTTCGAGGAGTATTTCGGCACCGTCACGCTCTCCACGGGTGACACCGTGCGGCTCATCCCTGAGAAGGAGGGCATCGCGTTCCCGCTGGGGACCTTCGATACCTTCCGCACCTACTTCGCGCCTGCGAACCTGATGGAAGCGGTCGGTACCTACGGCCAGGAGCTCTACGCTTACCAGCTGGCACGGCCCAACGGCACCGGTATCGACATCTACACCCAGTCCAATCCGCTGCCCATCGTGAAGCGCCCGGCGCTCACGGTGCGGCTGCATTCGAGCAATGGCTGGTGATCGTCATGACGGTCTTCGGTGATCTGACCCGGGCCATGTCCGCCATCGTGCTCACCACCTTCGGTGAGCCGGTGGTGTTTCACATCGAAGGACAGTCCCAGGCCTTGGCAGGTCGGGGCGTATTCTCGGCGGCGCACCAGGAAGTGGATGCCAGCACCGGTGTGCCGGTGTCCAGCGTGCAGCCAGTGCTGGAGGTGCGACAGTCGGATCTGCCGGCCACCCCGACCGAAGGTGATGCCGTCACCGTGCAAGGTGTGCTCTACCTGATCGTTGAGGTGCGACCCGATGGGCACGGCTTTCTGAAACTGATGCTGCACAAAGGGGGTGGCCATGAAGCATCCACGCACCCTGATCCGTGAGGCGGTGGCCGCGTTACTTTCTGCAAATTTGCAGAAGGTTGACCCGCGCATTACCCCCGCGCGCATCAGCATCCACCGCAGTACACCGCTCTTTGCCGGCAAGTTGCCGGCCATCCTGATCTACACCCGCGACGAGCGCATCGAGGAGCAGCCCAACGCTGATCCGGGACTGCGCTACCGCAAGCTCGAACTATCGGTGGAGATCATCGCCAGTGGCGATGCGGCAGCTGAGGAGGCCGATGTCCTGGCGCAGGCGGTGGAAGCCATTCTCGATGCCGACGAGACCTTGGGTCTGCTGGTGGAGGGCACGCGGCTGACCCGCACCGAGGTGGATCAAGGGGGAGAGGGCGACACCCCGGTGCTGGCTGCTCGCCTGTCGTTCGAGGTCAGCTACTGGACCCGACCGCTGGAAACACCCGAGGGGGCGCTGCCGCTGCAGGTGCTCTACAGCTGGGCGCCGCGCATCGGTATACCGCATGAGCCTGAGTACCAACCCCTGCTTGATCCAGCCGGAGCCACGCCATGAGCGAACGCCATCTGCACCAGGACATGACCGACGCCGAACGGCGACTGAGCAACCTGGTGATGCTGGGGCAAGTGGCCGAACTCGACGCGAAGAATGCCCGGGTGCGGGTGCAGGCCGGTCCCATCCTCACGGCCTGGCTGCCGTTTGCCACCGTGCGCGCCGGACCGGATCGGACCTGGCACGCCCCGGAGCCCGGCGAGCAAGTCGTGCTGGTCGCCCCAGGCGGTGATCTCAACCAGGCCGTGGTGGTGGGTTCGCTCTACCGCGATGCCTATCCACCTCCCGCCGACAGTGCCGATATCAGTCGCACTGAATGGAAAGACGGCGCAGCTCTGGCTTACGACCGGCAGCTGCACCACTGGCGTCTGTCGGTACCCGGTGGCGGCAAGATCGTGCTGGAAGTGGGCCCGAGCAAGATTGAGATGAGTGACACCGGCATTCGCCTCACGGCGCCACGCATCGATCTGAACTGACAAGGAGTTTCCATGGCCACCTGGAGTCCCGATCCGGAGCTCGTTCCCTGGCTGGAGGTGGTGGCCAACGCCACCTTCGTCGCTGCGCCCATTGTGGCGGTCGACGAGGAGGGGATGCAGGCCCGCCACTACGACGTCGAGATCGTCGGGCCTCGGCCCAAGATCATCGGCCTGCAGGTCAGCCAAGATGAGGCCGGGCTGGTGATTGCCGTGCCGCAGGTCATCACGGGCCTGTATCCGCCTGTGGAGATCGAGTACCAGACCCCACTGGCTGACGGCGGTCGGCAGACCGGTTTTTGTTGGGACTTCCCGGAGATCCCGGTTGCAGCCGACGAGATCATCTGCTTTACGCCGCGCAAGGAACCCTCACTCGACTGGACCTTCCGGGTCACGGCGTACTTTGCGAACGGCTCAGACAGCGCCGAGTTCATCCTGCGCGTTCGCGCCGACTGGACACCGGGGCGTGATGCATTGAAGGAGGCTGTCGATGCCCGCCGTCACGAAACTCGGGAGTGAGTGCTCGGGCCACGCCTGTTGGCCGCCCCGGCCCAATATCCAGGGCTCGCCCAACGTCTTCGTCAATGGCATCGCGGCGCACCGGCAAAGCGATGCCTGGGCGACACACTGCTGTGGCAAGTCCTGTCACGACGGGATGCTTGCGGCTGGCAGCAGCACGGTCTATTGCAACGACCTGCAGTTGTGCCGCATTGGCGATCCAGTCAGCTGCGGTTCGGTGGCTGCCAGCGGCAGTCAGAACGTCTTTGCGGGTGGTTAGGCGGCGGCCGCCCCTTGAAACTGCCATCCCGAGGAAACCGGCAAATTTGCCGGTTTCCACTGCCTCACAAGTGGCGTGGCGCGTCCATACGCTCGTGCAGAACCCGAACGACAGCGATCCCGTAGTCGGTCACACGAAAGTAAATCATGTGCCGCTCAACACTCCATCGACGGTAACCCGGTCGGATGTGCTCACAGGTCGGTGCTGTCTTGGGCGAGTCCGCCAACTCGGCAAAGGCTGCCGTCAGAAAGTCGATGTAGCGCTCAGCCTGCTCGACACCCCACTGTCGGAAGGTGTAAGTCCAGATCGACTCCAGGTCGCGTTCAGCGGCGGGCGTCAGGCGATATTCAGCCATGTGCCGTCAGCATCCGCTGCTTGAAGGCGGTGGCATCGAAGCGCCGGGGTTCACCACTGGCCTCGCCCTCGATCAGCGCGCTGCGGATCGCTTCGATTTCGGCACTGCGTTCCTGCTCGCGCCGGATCAAGTCGCGAATGTACTCGCTGTCGTTGGTGTAGTGACCCGCGTTGATTTGTGCCTTGACCCAGTTGTCTTGCTGCTCGGTCAGGGTGATGGTTTTGCGGACGGTGCTCATGGTGACCTCCTTGGGTGCGTCGTTGGTGTGATTAATTCATACCATTGGTGCATTATCGCGCAACGCTGGGCCGACTGCCAGTTTTTCGACTTCCTGCTTCCAGGAGTAGCCATGCTCGGAATCAACGCCCACACCGGCCAGCCCCTCGCTGGCCTCGACCACCTGCGCCAGAGCATCGCCGACATCCTCTCCACGCCCCTGAACACCCGGGTGATGCGCCGCGACTACGGCTCGCGCATCCCGGAACTGATCGATCAGCCCATCACCCCACGTCTGGCGGTCGAGCTCTACGCCGCCACCGCCGAGGCGCTGCGCCGCTGGGAGCCCCGCTTCAAGCTCACCCGCGTGCGCCTGAGCGACGCGCGGGCCGGCTGGGTGGAGATCACGCTCGAAGGCGAAGTGCGGCTGCAGGGCTTTGAGGGTCAGACGGTCACCCTATCGGGACTGAGCATCGGTAGCAGGACCAGCGGAGAACGCCCATGAATTTCACCCCCGCCCTGGCACCAGAGCTTGCCGGCCTGCCCACGCCGCAGGTGCTCGAGACCCTGCGCTTTGAGACCGTGTTCGATGCGCTGCTGCGTGACTTCCAGGTGCGCTATCCGCAGTACAGCGCGCTGCTGGCCTCCGACCCGGCGATCAAGCTGATCGAGGTGGCGGCCTACCGCGAGTTGCTGCTGCGTGCCCGCATCAACGAAGCGGCACGGGCCAACCTGCTGGCCTTTGCCGTCGGCAACGACCTGGAGCACCTTGGCGCCTTCTATGGCGTTTCCCGGCTGCCCAAGGAGCAAGATGAGCCGCTGCGTCGGCGCATCCGCGCCCGCATCATGGGCTTTGCCAACGCAGGCGGTGCGGCCCACTACCGCTACTGGGCCTTGTCGGCCTCGCCGGAAGTCGCCGATGTGGCGGTCGATAGCCCCG